TCAAAAGTGCTTTCCTGAAATGTTTCGTCAAGGAGCGTGATACTGAAAAACGGACTGTCAACGTTGGAGATATACTCATTGAGCTTTGCCGTCTCCTCGCCTGTGAGATGATACCATTTCAGCGTGACAGTTTTCTTTATGGCTCTTATATCGCCCACCATTTTGCAGTTAGCCGTCCGCCCTGCATTGTTCGACCATATCTTGTTGTTTGTAAAGCTCACTTCCGCAGGTGTGGCGACCCTTTCGCTGCCGAATATAAGTCCTCTGCTTTTCATTTTCTGCACCTCCTATGCCCTTATTGGCGACCTGCCGTTGCGCTTGATATAGTCGTTGATATCATCAATAACTATCTGTGTGATAGTCCTGCCATTGAGCGTAAGCGGTATGGTAACGCTTATCTTCTGATTTCCGCCTGCTCCGCCGTAAGACACAAGAGCCTGCAAAACAGCCTGTGTGATAGTATCCAGCGGTGCCTCGATATTCGTGCCACGCTTCTGATCGCCCAGAACTGCAAGGAACTCAGAGTTCGGCGGTATTACTGCACCTTGAGCAAGTTTGGGTATTTCGGGGATATCAATTTGGCTTAGGTCAAAACCAAATGTCTGACCGCCAAGATCACCGGGAAGCCAATCAGGCGTCGTGAAGCTCAGCTCGTTTATGCCGTCGATTATCCAATTCAAAGCGTCCTCAACTGCACCTGTCAGACCATTTATAAGCCCGATTATCAAATTAATAGGTGTTTTTGCTATGTCAACAAGTGCATCCCATACGCCTTTGAAGATCTTCTTTACACCCTGCCAAGCTTTTTTCCAATCACCGGTGAACACTCCCACTATGAACAACACAACGCCTTTAAGTGCTGAAATGATGTTCTTCACGGCGTCAATTATATTGCTTATGACATTGCCCACTATCTTTATTATCTTACCAAGCACACTGCTGACTATCGGTCCGAGTATGCTCACAAGCCAGTTCACAACAGGTGCTATGGCTTTGTTGTAAATGCTCAGAACGCTTGTGATAAGTGTTCCAACAAAGTCGAGAAACTCATCAAGCAGAGGTTTCAAGTGCTCCGTCCAAACGCTGTCAGCCACGTCCATGAGCTTGTCAAGCACAGGTTTCAAGACTGTTTCCCACAGGTTAAGGAATACGTTCTTTGTGGTGGTTATACCCTCGTTTATGCCGTCAAATATAGGCTGTCCCCACTCGTTCCAAAAGTCTGAAATACTCTGCCAAGTATCGCACCACAGTGTTTTCAAGGCGTTCAACACAGGCTGTGCAACGCCGTTCCACAAGGTATCGAAGATCTCTTTTATATTGTCAAACAGTACGCCTAGCGTGTTCCATACCTGCGTGCCAAAATCCGCTATTAGGGGTAATCCTACAGTGAGAAAGTTTTGCAGTATAGGGAACACTGCCACATTCCAGATATCAGAAAACACCTTGTTGAAGCTGTCAAAAAGTCCTATGCCTATCTTGCCAAGCGTGCTGAAAGCGGTCTGCATAAGCGGTGTAAAATCGTTTATAAAATAAGCTTTGAGCGGCTCGGAAAGCGACATTATATCACTGAAAACTCCGCCGAGTATCTGAGCAAGTTCAATGCTCTCTTTTTCAAGTCCGCTCCATATATCATCGAAAATAGGCTTAAAATTCCTATCAAGATAGTCTGCAAGCTTTTCAAACTGAGTTCTTACTGATTTGAAAAAGTCAGACAGCTTTTTATCTGCCTTTCCTATATCCACCTCAACGCTAGTCCCGGAAGGCTGCATTATCTCCCCAGCTCCGCTGACCCCAGTGCTATCTGACTTGCTCTCATCATTCAGCTTGTTCATCTGGTCAAAGCTTGCAAGAGATCCTTCCTGTGCCTCCTGAGTCTGTTGTGCATTGTCGGCTATATCGCTGTAATTATCCGCTACCTGAGAGGTGCTTTTCACTATGCTTTGAGCCTCGTCTGCACTGTTGCTTAGTTCAAAGCCGAACGCCTCTGAAAGTGCCCTCGCTGCCCTCTGTGCCAAAGCTATGAGCTGTGAAAGCAGACTGTTTATCGCCTTGACAGCAGGCAGAAGAACGTTCATCAGCACAGTGCCGATAGTCGCTCCGAACTCTTTCCATTGTTCAGAAAGTATTCTTGTCTGGTTCGCCCAGCTGTCAGACGTCTTTGCAAAGTCACCCTGTGCAAGAGCCGTCTGTGACATAACGTAGTTGTATCTCAGCTGGACTTTTTCAGCCTGCGACATATCGGCAGTTGACTTCGTGATACCCTTTGAAAGTGCATACGCCTGCAAATTGGCGTCCGTCATAACAATACCGAACTGTTTGAGGGTCTCAGTTTCGCCTGTAAAAATTGATTTCAGCGCCGTGCTTGCTACGTCCTGACCGACATTATAAAATGACGCCATATCCGCCGACAGCCCTGTAAGAGCCATAGCCATATCGCTTGCACTGTCATTGGCAAGCCCCATTCCTGCCGCCATTGCCATGAAGTTTGAGCCTGTCTGCTTTGCGGTGAGCTTTGAAATGCCGTAGGTCTTTACAGCCGTGTCAGCGAAGTCCTCCATTTTCTGCTTTGATTCACCGAAAGCCGTGTCAACAACGTTCTGAACTTCCGCAAGGTCTGAGGCTGTTTCTATGGATTGCCTGCCGAAGTCCACAAGCTTCTTGACGGAGAATGCAGCTGTCAGAGCCATTGCAAGGCTTTTAAGTTTTGGCTTGATATCCCCCACCATATCGGAAAGGCTTTTCAAGCCCTTTTCAAAGCCCTCACTGTTTATGTTGGTGTCAAAATTCAAGCACCCATCAGCCATTGTCATTCACCTCCCGTCAGTTGTTTCAGAAACTCTTTGTCCTCGTTTTCAGCCCTCTGCTCTTCTGCTGAGAGCTTTCGTTTAAGGTCTATCATATTGCGGTGGTTTCTGTAAAACTCCTGCTCGTATTTTTCAAGCTTTTTGTCCTTGTTAAGCTTTTGCCGTATGCCTATAACAGACGAAAAAAGCCCCTCGCCTATCTCATTGAAATAGCCGAGAAAAGTCCACCAATGAAGATATTTTACCGTCCTCGTTTCAAAGCCTGCCGCCTTGTTCACCGCAGGAAAAATAATACTCTCGTCCTGCTCCCAGTCGATAGTTTTTGCAGGCTGAACACTCTCCTGCGGAACATCTCCACCGCCTACAAACCAATAAGCCTTGTTGACAGCCTCCTGCAAATGCTCTCGTGGGATATCCTCAGCGTAAAGGCATTTAAGACACACATAGCACTTTTCACGCTCGTCAAGTTCGGGGTCTGCAAAGGCTGAATATATCCGCAGTATGACCCGAAAATCCGAGTGTATGGCATACTCTCTGCCGTCTATTTCAAGGGCTGTTGGCAAACTGCCTATCATTTCAGTAGCTCCCTGAGCAGAGCCTTTTTGTCCTCGTCAGAAAGCTCCGCCACATTGACCGCAGGCTGAGCAATATGTTGATGAGCGATAACAGGTGCGGTGTACTTCTCCACCTTTTCTTCGAGCTTTATCTGAGCCGCAGTCTGTGCTGACTTTATCTCCTGCACCACCACAACAAGAAGCGCTTCAAGGAAGTTCACAAGCACAGGCTTGCCGTTTGAAGCCACAGAGAACACGTTCACGCTTCCGAGCGCCGCCGTACACACATTGCTTCCAAATATGTCATTTACCATTTCTCTTGCACGCTGGTCATACTCTTTGAGAAGCTGAGTTCTGTCCTCTTTTTTCTCACGTTCTGACACTTCTTCTGCGATATTGTCAGCCTTGCTCATAGCGTCCTGTATCCTTGTGATGATACCAACATCTGACACGTTTATCCTTATCACTCTGTTCTCATCGCCGTTTATAGCGTACTCTTTGTAATTACCGCCGTTAAAATCTATTGACTGCATTGACATTTTTATCATCCTTTCTGTATTACGGCAAACAAAAGGCACTCCACTCTGAACGAAGTGCTTTCATATGTTTGTCATATAGTTTATTCTTCCGTAGTCTTTGCAAACGTTGGCACGCCTACCGCAAAAGTGACAGAGCCTTTCACTCTGTTTCCTGCAAAGGTGCAGTTGAACGGAATATTTACGCCCCCCTGTGGTCCGCCATAAGACTGCGGCTTGACTATGATATCTTCCGTCCATGCGTCATACGCACCCGTGGTCTTGTCAACAATGACCTCAAGCACGCTTGTCTTGCAGGCGTCGCCCGTAAGACGATTCATCATGATATCCTTGAGCTTTTCGTAAAGTGCGTCACCGGGCTTTGCATAGAATGTGTCAAGGTCGAACTCAGGCTCATAGCCGTTGTCCTCAACTGTGGTTTCATCAAGGATATTCTTCTTTGTGGAAGTGTCAGGGTTGAGTGCCACACTTGCGTCCTCAACGTCCTTACCAAGAAGATACCAGCTTGGTGATGAGGCGACCGCTGCGAATGTAGTGTCAAGATAATGCAGAAGATGACTTCTGTTGAGCTTTCCGCTCTTGTATGAATAATCAGGCATATGTTTTTCTCCTTTTATATCTGATACTGTGCCGCTATCTGCAATTGATACTGCACAGTATCGTTTGTGTTTTCGTTTGGTATTGCATATATCATTCCGTTTGCACAGGTGAGCTTTTCAAGAACGCCTGTCCTTTCCTCGTCCTCTGTTATGGTAGTGAACGTGGTATCTCGGTGCTTGTCTGCATAGCTTTCAAGCCACATCTGCAATTCAAGCAGTACGCCGCTGTTTGACATTCTGTCAAAGTCATTCATAGACTGATACACCGCATAGAGAATGAAGTTATGCTGTCTTGTCTGACCGCCCAGAATATCAGAGCTTATAAGGCTGTCGCCTGTCGAGGACAAGCCGTAATTGGTTGGCGTATCGTCGGTAAAGTCGATATGGATATCGTTGCAAACCTCCGATATTTTTGGGAACTGCTGCAAGATATCTTTCACAAGCTCGATTATGTTCATTTCGCTTTGCCTCCCATTATCGTCGCCGCTCCTCTGAGTATTTGCTGTTTCTTGTCGGCTTTCATTCGCTCAAACCAAAGCTTACCGGCAAGTGGCTCTTTAAAAGTGCTGTAAACAAGGCCTTTGTCCGTCAGCACTTTCTTTTCTCCATGTCGGGCGTATGCAGAGCCTGTAACAGAGGATACCATAAGCTTGCCGTAATACTGATAGCGTGCGTAAGGTGCAAGATACTGTATCTTGCCGCTGCCTATTTTAGTGCCTCTTGTGGCGGACTTTCTCAGGTTTGTGCTGAGGGTAGGTGTATACTTCACCATATGCCTTATGCACTCGGCGTCAATGAACTTTTGAGCCTTATCAAAGCGTTCTGAATACTTGCCTGCAAAGGACTTATCCCAAGTGATAGCCCTGCTGTCCATAGGCTGACCTATCTTCATTTCACGCTCACCTCCATATGTGGCAGACCGCCGAACATATAATCATCAATGCTCATTACCGTAACAAAGTCATACTCCGCACGGAAGATTTTCATGCTCTCAGATATGCTCTGCGGCGTTTGGTTGTCAAACTCAAACTCACACTTTCCTCTCACAAGCATATCCTTTGCAGGGGTTTTCGGCACATTATCATCATAGAAATACACCCTTGTGCTGTCTGAGGTCTGCATACCGCTTTTCACGATACTTCCCGACTTATTCTCACACCAGTAAACTTTCTCTGCATACTTCCGCACAAATCCCTCTGTCTGCTTGTCGAAAAGATACACCGTGCAATCACTGTTTGCAAGCATTTATCTCACCCCTCTGTAAAGCAGCCCTGTTCCGCTGAGCCATTTGTACACGATATCGTGAACGGCTCTGTCAGCGTTCTGCCTGCGGATATCTGAGCTTTCATATGACTTTGACCAGCCCCCAACGCTTTCGGAAGATACCCCCTGAGTGCCGCCCTCCTGCTCTGCCTTGAAGATATTCTCCGCAAGCTCGCAGCAGCACATTTTCACTTCTTCGGGGATATCGTTCTCGTCAACGTTGTCAAGGGTATATTGCTTCATAAGGCTTGTGGCTTGCATTGCATAGAAGTCAAAAGCGGCAGATATGTCAGGCTCTTTGCCGCAAAGATAAACGCCTATATAATAGCTCTCGTTTGCATATGCTTTCATACTGCCGCACCTCTTTACTTCTTGAATCTTGCAAGCACTACCTTTGACTGGTCTGAAATAGCCACAGTGTAATGCTTGTCAGCAGATATATCTGTACAGCGCTTTGTACTTTTTCTCTCTGTTTCAACGTTGGTGTCACGCTTGAGGTAGATAGTCAGAGCTGATGTTTCGTCCTCTGTTTCAGTATCAGCGTTGAGCTTGATGATAGGGCATATGTAGAAAGTGCCAGCCTTGACAGCGGCGTTCTTTACAACATAGTCACCCACCTTTGGAACGTAGCCATCTGCACAAGGCGTTACTGAGCCGAGCTTTATCTGTGAAGCAGTTGGTGAAGCTGTGCTGTCCGCAACAACTTCCTTTGCACCCTCTGCATCGCTGTCAACTCTCACATACTGTTCTGGGATAGCCTCGTTAAGTGAAACTTTCTTTGACGGAACGATACGGCAGTTCGCTATCTTGCCTATCTCGCCTGTCATTACCACATTGCCGTCATACTTATCGGCTGAAATGAAGTTCGGGTCCTTTCTAAGCTGTGAGTTCTGATGAGGATTAATAAACATAGCCTTTTCGGTGTTCAGCTCCTCATTGAACTTGTCAACAGCGTCAACAATGCCGCTGTAAGAGATAGCAGAAGCCGAGCCGTCATAGATGAGCTGAGCTTTCATAAGTGCGTCCATGCTGTCTGCGTCCACCTTTGAAGCGATAGACATTGCAAGCTGTGAAGTCGCCTGACCCGCAGGATTGCCATAGCCGCTGAGAAGTGCTTCATCTGTTATCTCCACCGCTTTCATGGCTTTCTTTACCTTAGCCTGAGTGGAGTCTGTTTCAAGCTTGACAGTTTCGGCTTCAACGCCCTCTGCAACATCAACTGCGTCGCCGATATACTTGTACTGCGGCACTGTGATAGTGTCGCCAGGCACGCCAACGAGCGTTCTGTCTATCTTCGCAAAGGGAGATACAGTTATCTTAGACTCTATCTTTGCGTCGATCATATCACTCATCACCTCAGGATCGATAAGGTCGGTGATCTTTGTCTGCTCTGCGAAATACTGCATAGAAATTCTAATGCCATTTGTCATTTTCATAATATCCTATCCTTTCAACTGTTCGTATTTTTCGGGGTCTGTTCGTTTAAGTTCCAACCTCTGCATATACCCCATTTTTGCAAAGGTTTCCTTGCTCACTTCACCTGCGGCAGGTGTGCCTGTGGGAGCAACCGGGTTCTTGATAGGCTCGGAGCTTTCAAAAAGATAATCGTTATCTTTCTTCACGTTCTCGATAGCCGTCTTGATATCCTCAGCCTGATTTTTGGAAGCTTTGAGAGTTTCCACATCAAGCAAAGCTTTAAGAGCCTTGACGTTTCTTGCCTTGCTTGCCGAGATAGCGTTATCAAGGGTAGCGTCAAACTCCATATCAGATATCTTCGCCTGATACTCGGTATCTTTCTTAGCAAGGTCAGCGGTGAGCTGTGCGACTTTGCCGTTAAGCTCCTTGACGTCCACGCCCTCAAATTCTTTGAGAGAGTTCTGAGCGGTATCAAGGCTGTCCTTATAGTTATCACGCTCCACCTCAAGGCGGCTTTTCACCTTTTCAAACTCAGCCACAGTCTTATAATTCTCTGCCACCTGTTTTGTGATGTCCTGTTTCTTGTCCTCAGGGATAACGATACCCAGAGCGGCAAGGATCTCAAAAATGTTTTTCATATGTTTGTCCTTTCTACATAGCTTATATACCGCTCTGTCTGCGGTGTGAAAGTCTGACAGTTTAACGTCATATCAAGGACGAAATGGTATGAAAAAAGCACCCGTTAAGGTGCTTAGTTCCGATGTTTGGGTATAAAAATACCGCCCGACCTTAGTCAAGCGGTAAAATTATCATTTGAAATACTCTGTAAGTTCAACTTCTGAATCAATGTAAACAGCGTCTATATAATAACTGTTGTGTACGATTATCTTCTTTTCGTTTAATTCATATATCTGCGTTTGTGAGCCGTCAACATCTGTCAGCATATCGGACCGTTCAATGCCTGGAATATGCTTTTCCAATGCCGCACATTGCTTTTCAAAAATTTCTTTGTCCGCAGCCGTGCAAATATTGTATTCATATTTTTTCATTGCTGATCATCCAATCCATACCTTTTATCTACTGATCTTCGTGTTTTTACAGCGGTCTTCAAAGTGTCTGCTATAGCTTCTTCTCTGCTCATGTTTTTTCGTACCATTTTATTTGATACCAAGTCTTCAAAAGAAATGATAGGTTCGGTCTGGTCAAGGGTTTTACGAGCTTTTTGATCTTCCATTAACTCTCTTGCCTGAAAGCGATACTTGTTACGCAGTTCACAAGCTTGTCTTGCCTGTTCTTCAATAGACTTGCTTTTGTCGATAAGCTGAGGAATATTTTTATTATGGTGTCTGTACCACTTTCGCACGTCTATATCAGACATCTTACCTTTCATATCAATTATATCACTATAATCTTTTTGCGTCAAGTCTATCTTGGTTTTTCCCACCCCGATATTCCCAAGTCCGTCGGCGTTCACACGCTCTCTCTGCTGAGGCAGACCCATTGCTTTTGAAAACCTCGTGTACTCCTGGGAAGTGCCACGATATCGACAGCGTGCGTTGATGATATCTTCCTCATCAGCACCTGCCTCTTCAAGAAGATGTATCTTCTGTCGCTGAGCTCTCATTGCAGTTTCAAGCTTTCTTTGCCGCTGTAAAGCTTCATACTTTGTGTACTCTTTATCACCGTACTTAACAGGCTTGTTCTCCTCTGCATTCATCTGTGCAAGCTCCTCATCTGTATAGGAACGCTCAGATATGCCGGGGATAAAGGGGTAATAATCGTGATAGCAATTCGCTCCGCACAGACCTGTCACAGTACCAAGACCGCAGATAGTTTCAAGCTCTTTTTTGCTGTAGACCTTGCCCTGCCATTCTTGGTGAGAGGGTCTTGCTCCGCTGTGCCAAGTGACTTCAAAATAGTCTGTGCCAAGCTCTTTTGCGTTGTCCTCATTCATTTTTGCGGTTAGCTGTGAAAGCCCTGTCATCACCGAACGCCTTGCGGCTACGTCTGCCCTGTTGCTCCAGCCTGTGGCATAGTCCACAGTACGCAGACCTGAGTTCGTCATATCCGAAATGACTTTCTTTATGACCGTGTTATAATCGAACGCTCCGCTTGCTATGCCCATTATGGCGTTATCAAGGCTCTGCTGATAGAAGTCTGCCGCCTGCGTGAATTTCAACTTGCCGTCAGGCTGTTTTACTGCAAATCCGAGTGACTGAGATATGTTTTTAAGCTCCCCCGAAGTCTGCTCCGATACAGCCGACAGCAGCCTTTGCAGACCCTCATTTTCTTCAAGGGGTATCCGTGCCTTGCCTTTGGTCTTGTATATGCTATCGTCCCATTCATAGCCTTTTTGCAGGATTTCATTGTACAGCTCTTTTATCTCAGCTTTGGAGAGTTCAAGGTTATCGGCTATGGCTTTCTTTATCTCACGCTTGCTCATTCCAAGCTCGTGAAGTTTGTATATCTGCCAATCTGCCGAACGTGTTATCTCGCCGTTTATCTTTATCCTGCGGACAATATCCTCCATTATCTGCATTTCAAGGTCACGCAGGGGCTTGTCAAGAACCATTGAAACTCGCTCTATCTCGCTTGCTTTGAGCATTATTCTATAACCTCTGCGGTGCTGTCGGAGGTCATTTTCTTAGCCGTTTCCTCGTCCTCACCATACCATTTCATTCGGTATTCCCACAGTGGCATAATGCCCATAGAAACGTCCTGACGATCGCTTGCACGCTTTGTTTCATCATCTGCAAGGATGCTGTCCTCGAAGTTCACAGACAGCTCATAACCGCTTTGAGTAAGCCCATTATAAAACGCCAGCGAATAGCACAGGTCTTCAAGGCAGACACGGAGGTTATTCTGTATCGCCGTGACAGTATCAAACTTTCTCTGCTTTGAGGACTTTATCTCTGTGGCTGTCTTATCAATTGTCTGTGGGTTTGAGATATCCCCATAGGACAGCCCCACAGAAAATTCTATCTCACGCTTGTATTCTTCAAGTCCTGCGATAAAATCAGCCTGTCTTAACTGCGGTGAGAACTCGTGATAAAAGTCACCGCTCGTGCCAGCCGACACATTTACCCCTCTGAAAAGCCGTTCATTGAGCTTTGGCATTTCTGCACGCTTCTTACCTGTGAACGGGTCTGTCACAGGTCTTAGCACAGCCTCGTCAACGTCTATGGCACGCTCCCCAGATTCAAACTCCCAATCGAGCCTGCCGAATTGGATATCAGCTTTTCTTATGACTTCTTCCGCCCCTGCGAACACCGATACTCCTGAATGTGAACCGTCAACTGTATTGTCGATAGGATTGACATAATAGCCGAAAGAGGGTCGCAGCATAAGGGGATAGGCTATCTTAGGGATAAGCTCTGCCCACTCTGAAACAGCCGTGAGAGGTATCTCAGCGCCGAGAGATACGCCGTCATTGGAGCGAAAAGCCCTGTTTGTAATAGTCAGCCCTTTTTCATAGTCCAGAGCGTGATATTCAAGCCTTATGCGGTAATCATTATCGCCCATGCGTTTTATCTCAGGGAAAATGACCTTTATAAGCCTGCCGTTCACGTCATACTCCACAGGAATGAACTGCGACTGCGGAACATACTGCACCTTATCAGCACCCAGCGGCTTTATTATCATTGCTCCTGTTGCAAGACCTCTTTGCAGATTTTTGTTGAGGTTTTCAAGGGCGTTTTTCATTATGGCATCAAGCTTATCGTTGGAAACTTTCAGGGCCATTTCATTGATAGCCGTGTTTGCAAACTCCCTCACAACAGCGTGTTCAAGCCGCAGAGAGTGAACTCCCTTGGGTGCTGCATTGCCTGCATACATTCTGTCCCACTTGTCGATAGCTCTTATCATACTGTCCGTCACGGCGATATCAATACAGTAAACGCCCTTTATATCTGACTTTGAAAGCATTCTGCTTATCCACTCCCTTATTTTTGAAATAATGCCCATAGCTTACTGACCCCGCCTTTTCCATACTCTTTCCATTGCATACCGAACGGCATCAATAACGTGGTCATTGCCGTCGGGATAGCCGCTTATAACGTTGCCCTCTTTATCCCTGTCATACTCACAGTTGATGAACTCCTCGCAAGCCACAGGACAACGCTTGTTATCTATAACGATACTTCGCAGAGATTGCAGCCACTTATATGAATACTCCCTGCTGTTAGGACCTTTTTCTGCACCTCTCGCAAGCAAGCCGTATGCTCTGTAATCCTCAACAGACTTATTCTCTGCACTGTCGCAGGTGATAAGATCGTTTGCCGTGATACCAAGCTCCAGCAAATGCTTTGCGGTATCAACATTCTTTGTTTTGTTGCAGGTGTACTCCTGCCATATGAACAGCGTGTGCTGAGCAGGGGCATAATGCACCCTGACAAAAGCGTAAAGGTCGGGATACCAGCCCCAGTCAACGCCGTTATAGATGTTATCGAACTGCGCTATCTCGTCGTCGGTTATCTCTCTTATGAGGACGTTATCGAAAACATTGCCGCCTGTGCCGTTTGCAATGCCCATATACTCGTTCTCATAGGCAGTGGGATTGGTTTCTTTGAGAAATTCGGCGTCATCAAGAAAAGGCTTGCCAAGCCACTTTTTCGGCACAGTAAGATAAGTGCTTTCGGTAACGAGTCTGTCCGTTCTCGGCACTTTGATGTACTTATTCGCCCAGTTCTGAGCTGACTTCGGAGGGTTGAAAGACTTGAACTTATATGCTCTCTCGCCGCCTCTTATAACAGACTGTTCTATCGTTCGCACAGCTTCTTCACCGCCGAACTGGTCAAGCTCCTCAAACCACACGATGCCGATATAGCCAAAAGGAGGCTTGATAGACTTCATCTTGTACGGGTCATCAGCACCACGAAAGTATATTTTCTGCCCTGTTGAAATGCGTGTGATCTCAAGGGGTGACTTTGTGCAGGCAAACTCATCATCAAGACCAAGTGCAGATATTGCCCAGAGTATCTGAGAATAAACGCTGTCTTTAAGAGTATTCGCCACAGCACGCAGGACGCAGGCGTGCATATTCTCGTTCTTCATCAGCAGGTCAATAACGTTCAGACCGCAGAATGAAGATTTAGTCGAGCCACGTCCGCCAGGGAAAACATACTCGGAATGTTCCTGCTCTGCAATATCGAACAGGACAGGTGAGAACGTAGGAGCAACAAGGCTCGCAGGGATACCGCTGTACACCTTATCGGGCATAGAAACAGGCTCAAGCTTTTGTTTTTCAAGCCTGAGCCTTGCGTTATCGTATTTTATCTTATGTTTGAGCATATCGTCATCACGGATAATGTCACGCAGCTCTTTCACCGCCGCAACGTCCCCTTGCTTTGCCCTTGCCATAAGAGCCGCATTCACAAGCAGCATATTATTTATGAAGTCGGGGTCAAGGCTGTTAAGGTCAATGCCCTGCTCCACGAGGAACTCATAGTCCGCTCTGGTATTGGCAGGCTGTTCAAGCAGGAAGTCCATTACCTGCTTCATAGTCTTTTTACGCCTGCGGACTTCGCCTGATTTTTTACCGCCTTTTGCACCATTTTTTCGAGCTTCACTCGAGCTTGGAACTATTAAATTCTGTTCATTCGGCATTCACCTCACCTCGGTTTTTTGTTCTTTTGGGTATAAAAAAGCCCCGATTTAGTGGGGCTTTAATTTGTTATTTTTTATCCTGACTATTCTCTTCTTCCACAAACTTTAGTAATTTTTTTGCAATGCTATATCTTAATAAAACAGCCGTGTTAAAAACGATACTTTTCAATTCATAAATTATACGAATGCTATATGACAAATATGGTATTATAAACAATGCACACAAAAAACTACTAAAAAATTCACTTGAAAATAGTAAAAAACCATTATCAAATAACAGACAAACGAAATAAATAAAAACAGAAGTCATTAGACCAAATAAATACAAATACAACACTGATTCCATATATTGAATGCTCTTATTCAATTCTGTTTTGTTTTCCTTTTCCGAATCTTCCAGCTTTGCTAGCAGTTTCGTAAATTCATCATCTAAAAGAACAAGTATAATTGAGTAAATTGCCAATACGCTTCCAAACACTGCAAGTTGTATATCAATCATTTTATTTGCAATATTTGATACAATGCTAATTGTGTTTTTATTGAAAGCCACAGCTAAAGAAAGGATAATACTTATTATGACCAATATGCAAAAAGATTTCCAATTTCTTTTGTTAGGCACTATTTCCCTTATTGCATTTTTTATTATATCTTTAGGTTGGAATTTACGTATAAATTCATCTAAAGAACGATCATATAAATTATGATTATCATTGGTTTTCATATGACACCGCCGAATAAAATTATTTTATCTTTATAAATTTCATTAAAGTTTTTTTGACTCTATCATATATTTTTTTGTTTGAACTGCTCACCTCACTCATAACGTTAGAATTTCTAGCTACAGAAAACAAATATTCATCTGACTTATCCGTCAAATCTCCAGAAACAGTTACGTTACGAGTTGTAACTACAGTTTCTGGCGTTATTTTTTCTTTTCCCCCATCATAAGTTTCAACATAAACTGACGTTTTTACTAAGCCATTAGCATTATTCATAAGCTCTTTTACACCTGATTTTGATTTTGGCGAATTAAAACTAACACTACCAGTATTACTACAAATACTTTTACGTGTTTCCGTGAGATTTTCAAAAAGTGGCAAATGATATTCATCATTGTTAAGTGGGTAAAAGGACAAATTTACTTTTCTAATCTTTTTGACATTTGAAAACATACAATCTATATCATCAGACTTTGGCATATCCACTATATGGACACTAGCATGTGGCAGAGCCGAACTACCCTTTGGAATAGACTTATTATTAACTCTTATAAAACTATTTATGCACTCCATAAAAGTCTTTTGAAAACTACGTATGTCTGGGCTTGCAATTTGATTACGCACCAAAATCATCTTATGATTATCAAGAAAAATAATAAAGCGTGAATACGGAGCGGCCGGTACTAGAGAATTAACACTTGTCAGTTTGCCACCTTTTATTTGTGATAATATATTATATTCTGTTTCTTTTATATAATTACCAACCAGGACATAAACACCATCTATACACTTAAGCTCAATATCGCTAAAACTAAATTTGGGAAAATCCTCTTTTCCATCAATCACCTTCACACGTTTATAACCGCTGTTAAACGCCGGTAAGATAATATCTTCAAAATAAGACAGCATTGGCTCATTTTCAGCACCAAAAGTAATATTGAAATTAGCATAATGCATTATTTTATCAAATTTGTTTTCCATAACAATCACTCCTCATAATAATATTTCTTAAATAATATCACTAATCAGAGCGAAAATCAACGAAATGCACCGAATTTCTATTTACTGCATAAATAGCATTTGTATTTTTTATGCAGTATATCAAAATTTCGACATTTATGAACTTTTTGCGACACAACGCAAAAGCGACCGCAAAATGCAGCCGCCCTTGTGAAAATATTATAAGGAGTTTTGTAAATGGTGGAGCAGATGTTGAGCTGGCACGCTCTCGACCTGCATAAGCCCCTTACGGGGCTTAGAAAATTGGAGGTGACTTCAATGAAAGTACAAGTCTGAGGTACATCTACACTTTCCTCAGTTTAAATTATAACATAGGTAAAACGAACAGAGCGAACAAGTTTAAGCATTTTGCAAAAATCTTTTGACTGCCATTCTACAGCCGTCCGCCGTACCTCCGACCTTGTGTCCTATCTGTATCCAAGTCAATCCCTTTACAAACCTGAGTACAAATATCTTCCTCATTTGTCTATCCTCTATCCCCTTGATAAACTCCTCCACAAAACTCTGCTCATGCTCTAATCGTGCCTGCTCGCACAGCAGTGAAAGTGTATCGCCACTTGGCAGAAAGCCGTCTATGCGTGTGCTGTGTGGCGTGAAGGACGGCGGAGTGCATACGCTGATACTGTCGGCAACGTACTTGCCAGAAAGCTCTGCCTTGATGTCCTCAATGGCTGAGGCGTTCCTGCGGTAGGCTTTCAGGCGTGACATGGTCATAGGGTCGTTTCTTTCCATAGGATCCCTCCTCTCTTATTCCCATCACAACATACCCGTTCTTTATTCCCCAGCCGTTGAGGATATATGTTATCTTGTATGTATGTTCTGATATCTCATGTTTTGCGTGTTCTCTTACTGTGCCGTCTAAGCTACGATAAGACGTTCCGTCAGTCGGTATAAATCTTATCAGATCTCCCGTCTGAAAACCTCTGTCATTCTTTCTGACCTCAAAAGTTTTCTCACCGCTCAGAACGGCGTCACAAAAGTCTATGCTAAGTTTCAGATCATGTGTTTTCACTCTTATCCCTCCTCAATATCCAACAAACTAAGCTGGTTATTTTTCATATCAAATACTCTGTCACGCCATTCAACGTCGATATAGTCAAGAACTCTTCCCCAGCCGTACTTTGTGCCGTCAGCATCTTCACAACACTTGTTCATCCAGAAATCCCACTCTTTTTCATTTCTTTCACGAAGCCTGTCAAATCGGTGAGGGCGCTGTTCCATATGTATGCCGAAACCGCACATTGAGCAGCCTGTACGCTGAGCCTTTGTTGTGCAAAGCTTTCCGTCAAAGTCACGTTTTATCTCGCCATAGATTGTAGGCACAGGCACATTCAGGTCAAGTGCAAGTTGTAGCAAGTCCTGCCTTGTAAATATGGCAAATGGCGCTGAACGTATCGTGCTTTTGCCAAAGTAATTGCAGCCGTTAAGCATTAGCGATTTTTCACGTCTGCCACCCTCACTTGCCATAAGTCCTAAGAACGGCACGCTCTTGTGTTGCTTTGCCCAATCATCACACGGTTTTTCTTTCATCCAGAAACAGCATTGTGATGATACCTTAAACGGCGGTATCTTGTAGTCAACGCCCTCGTTTTCATTTTCGTAACCGCCAAACAGTTCAAGCCAGCGCCGAGAAAGCTGCATTCTTGTATGCTTGCGAAAACCGCCATACTCTCCCGTTTCACCCGTTATGATAGCGTGACGAACTGTCTTGTTCTTGTCCGTAGGGTGTGCAAGCAGTTCTATTTTTGCGGCTGTTTCTTTTGATAGTACAGGAAAACCATATTCCCGTATGATATCTATTTTTGACTTGTATGGGCTTAACTTTATCACTCCAAGTTGCTCGTGTATCTGCTGAATAGATTTGTCTTCAAGACTAGATACCGATACACCTGGAACATAACTGAAACCACAGTAATCATGTATAAATTTCAAAAGCGTTATGCTGTCAAGTCCGCCTACCGATATGTGCGTATTCAGATTTCTTTTGTCACATTCACGAATGAACTCCCTTACTCTGACCTCAGCGTATTTGACCTTGAACTCATACGGCATTTTCTGCTTAGTTTGGAAAGCTGCTATCTTCTGTTCATTGTCTTTGGTACGCTCCTCATAGCTTTTCACTCTTACCCCTCCTCAAATTCAGGACACTCAGTTACAGTATACGAATGTATCATACCGCCCTTTTGTGCCTCGTACATTCTGTGCTGACACGTCCTCCAACCCTCAACCGGTCTGCGGTCTATGGACCATGCACAGCCTGTGAGGTATTCTCCTGTTATCTTATCCTTTGTCGGTACTGCGTGGCGGCAGTGCCAGCATAGGGTGTGGTCAGTGTGTTTCATTCTCACACCTCAACTCTTCCAGCCTACAATACACCAACGTATTGCCACAAGTCTTGTCAGCGATCTCCGCCTGATAGAAGAACTGACCTGTCTTACTGCTCTTGCGGATAATGCACCCTGTCAGTTCGTAGCAATCAGAGCCGTTGTAGCTCACCCTGCGTCCGAGACTTTTCTTTACTTCGTGTATCGTCATAGTTCCTCTATCCTCACATAAATGCCAGGTATGTCCGCCCAGAACTTCTCGCATATCTCACTTGCCACAAGCTGGTCGTCAGTCCAAAAGCCGCATAGTGTCATGCAGTCCTTGAACATCTTCTGCAGGTTGTCTGTGTCAGGCTTGCTGATCTTGTACTCTCCGTTCTTGTGTTTGCCGTCATTAGGAAACAGCCACTTTGTTACCAACCTTATCCCACAGATGTATTTTTCAGGCGGTCTGTGCCTTGCTAGGTTTGCCGTGAGCTTTTCTTTTGCCGCCTTGACATCGGGTGGGTCATAAAATATCGGCTTGCCATTTCTCACTGCCACCTTGTGTTCCTGAGCCGTAGCCGTTGGCGGTATCATTGCCATAAAAAATTCAGTCATCATCTTCCTCCTCACATTTGAAATCTACTCCGTGCCACTTGTGTGACTTGTCATCATACACCAATGCTCCCGACTGTTTGACCATATCCCAAATGTATTTGAGTACCTGCGGCTGTTTCACGAGCCACCAAAGCGTGCGTGATTTTCGATAGTCGAAATCTTCATTAGGCAGCTTATGAAAAAGCGGTGGCATTTTCTTAGCTGCATTAACAACGTCTTGCCTTGCCTTACTTCTTGTTGCTTTCATCTGCGTGTGCTCCTCTCGTGCGTCATTATTCTGATTACTTTTTCGTCGGGGCAGTTTCAAGCCCCCGACAAAAAGTATTGTTTATAATAATAGATTTGTCTGTCCGTCCGACAAACTCGGTAATTTTCGATATTGTCTGACAAGAAAAAAAGTTCGATTTTGTCCCTGACACTTTTCGATTTTTTCCTGTCTGTCTAAAGTTCAAAAATTCGATTTTGTCTTGTCTGTCTACTGAGCTTTTAAGCCGCATTCTCCCTCTTCTATCCAAAAGCCACCATGCTCTTTGAGGTATCTTCCAACGGTTTTTTCGCTCTTTCCTATGTACTCCGCCAGCTCAGAAATACGGCACTTGCCGTTCTCCTGCACACCGCTGAAAGCTGTTTCAATGCTCTCCTTGCGCTCCTTGCTGCGGTCTTCACTGGTCTTTTTCTTGCTGAAATTCTTCTTCCAATTCGGCGTGATGTCCTCTACCTCGCAGTCTTTAAGCACGCCCACAGTATCCTCTCTGTGAACAGGATAGTCAAACCACATATTGAGTGGAGCGAACTTCGGGAACTCTCTCAGAGTACCCTCTATACGCCATGCCGTGCGGTTTCTTACCGCAAGCTTAGCCTTGTCTATGTCGGCCATCATAAGCTTGTATGAGTTCGGGTGCAGGTGCTTGTGTGTTATCTCAAGCATTTTTGACGGCGTAACAAGATCGTCCTGTGAACAAAGGTCATCAGTATTTCTGTAAAATCTCCTCATCCAGTTCTCACAGATACGGCAAACAGTTTCGTCCTCCTGCTGCTTGTAAAGGCTGTCTGAAATGTCAAGCTCTGAAAGGTCAAGAAGTGCATCAGGGTCACGGGCGAATACTCCTGAACCGCTGGCTCTGTCCATTGAACGCTTTCCGCCCTGCGCTCCCTTTGAGTGGTGGTGGCAGTATATGACCGCACAGCCAAGCTCTGTACATACCTTGTCAAACTGGTTGCAGAAGTGCGCCATTTGGTCTGCTGAGTTCTCGTCACCTGTTATGACCTTGTAGATAGGGTCTATTATCACGGCAATGTAATTTTTCTTGCTTGCTCGGCGTATAAGCTTTGGTGCAAGCTTGTCCATTGGTACGCTGTGACCTCGCAAGTTCCATATGTCTATGCTACTGAGGTTTTCAGGCTCTAGGTGCATTGCGGTGTACACGTCCTTGAAGCGGTGCAGACAAGATGCTCTGTCAAGCTCTAGGTTGACGTATAGTATCTTTCCTTTGGTGCATTGCCAGCCAAACCACTTGACCCCCTCAGCTATCGCCACGCACATCTCTATAAGTGCATAAGACTTGCCTGCCTTTGACGGACCTGCAATGAGCATTTTGTGGCCCTGTCTGAGAACACCGTCAATAAGTGGTGGTGCAAGCTCAGGCAGGTTATCCCACTCAGCACTCAGGCTCTCAGGGTCGGGGAGATCATCATTGATACTCTCTATGTAATCTTTCCATTCTGAAAAGCTTTCTTTGCCTATGTTCTTGTCAATGATGAACTGTTTCTTACCGTTCCTCATAACGCCTGGCATACGGCTAAGACGTGAAGGGTTGCGGTTTTGCTTATCTATATCAAGACCACTTTCCTTGCAGACCTTGTAAAGAAAATCAACACGCCTGCGGTATTCATCATAGTTGGGAGCGTCTATCTTGACGATAGCGTGAACGCTCTTTCCACCGCTGTATACAAGCACAGCGATAGGAAGTTCAAGCTCTCTCATCACGGCATTCTGCTGTTCTATAGGCATACTGTCGCTTTCAACAAGAGCATAGCGGTAGTCTGTTACATTCTCGTTCTTTACGCCCTTGCCGTCAAGAGGATTGAAACGGATCCACGCTCCGGCTTCTTCCTTGTAGTCGCCAAACACCGCACCAATGTCGCCGTTACATTCGCCAAGCCTCTTGATAAGCTCCCCTGCCGTCCTGTCGCAGCACCCCTTTGTGGGCAGATACTTGGTCTTGCCGTCCTTTTCTGTTTCCCACGTTTGCGTAACATAGCCCACGTTCTCTCCTGCTTCAAAGAGTGTTTCAAGATATGTGACTATCTCCTTGACAGGATCCCATTGGGCAGGCTCGGTGATTGGTATTCCCTCACCGCCGTTTACAAGGGGACTGCTTTCTTCTGCAACTATCTCGCCGTCCCAATCGTATGCCTTAAACTCATGGGGGCTGTATCCTCTTTCCTTTGCCATTTGCACGATAGTTCCTGCGGTCACGGGCTGAGCATTGCCGTTAAAGCCTTGCCACTTGTGTTCACACTCACCGCTGTGATAACGGCTGTCTGACCTCGACCAACTGTCCCAATCGTTCACGGAATAGCCCTCGTGCTTGAGAGCCATTCCCACGTTGACCCATTCCTGATAATCACAGCTTGCAGGGTCTATGTATTCAAGCATTTTAAGCAAATTTGTGTTATCCATTCACTTCTCCTTAGTTCTCAGGTGTGTATGTTTTCGGGTCGATATCTCTCGGCACTCTCCAACCATTGGCAGAGATACGAGCTATCATCTTGCTTGCACTGTCAAAGCTCCAAGAGCCAACGTGCTCAAAGCCCTTGCTTTCAAGCAGCCGTATCTGCTTTGGAGTGGTAAGTCCTGCATTGCGGCGCTTTTCAAGTCGGTCAAGGATAAGCTTTGCCTTGCCTGCGTTGTCTATATCGTCAGGGAAAATGCCCAACTTTTCAAGCTTTGCTTTCTGCTTGTCAGTAGCAGGAGCACACTCCCAGCCAAAAGCAGGAACGTAAGAGGATAAGTCCTCAGCCTGTATTGACATTTCATACTGCAAAGGGTCAACGAGCTTTCGCTTGCGTGTTTTCATTTCTTTGAGCTGCTTTGCCAAAGACTCTTCACGCTGTGCCACAACGTCCTCACTTGCCTGTTTTTCTGCCTCTTCGATATCCACTGCACAGCCTGCCTCATTGGCAAGATTTTCGGTCATTTTCTCAGCGACCTCTTCATTCTGACAGATAAGGTGTGCAGGTCTGCAAAGCTCGTGGCGTTCTGTGTGCCATAGGAAATCAAGCAGTAAAAGCTCTGTCTTTCCCTCGCAGAGCCTTGTGCCTCTGCCTACCATTTGACAGTAAAGTCCACGCACTTTTGTTGGTCTTAGCACGATAACGCAGTCAACTGACGGACAGTCCCAGCCCTCTGTGAGGAGCATTGAGTTGCACAGCACGTTGTATTCTCCCTTGTCGAAAGCTTCAAGTATCTCCGCTCTGTCTGTGCTTTCTCCATTGACCTCAGCGGCGTTGAACCCTTTGCTGATAAGGATATCACGGAACTTCTGAGAGGTCTTGACAAGCGGCAGGAACACAACTGTCTTGCGTTTCTTACAGTATTTGAGCATTTCGTCAGCTATCTGATAAAGATAAGGGTCAAGTGCCGTGTCGATATCACTTGCCTTGAAATCTCCTGCCTGAGTTGAAACTCCTGAAAGGTCAAGTTTCAGCGGTATGGTGATAGCCTTGATAGGTGAAAGATAGCCCTCTTTGATAGCCTGCGGCAGGGTGTATTCATATGCAAGGCTGTCGAACACCGAGCCTAAGTTCTTCATATCGCCTCTGTCAGGTGTAGCCGTCACACCAAGTACCTGAGCTTCAGGAAAATGGTCAAGCACTCTCTGATAGCCGTCTGAGATAGCGTGATGAGCCTCGTCAATGATAATGGTATCGAAGTAATTTTCCGAAAAGCCTTTGAGCCTTTTCTCACGCATAAGGGTCTGAACTGAGCCTACTACCACACGATACCAAGAACCTAAACAGCTTTGCTCTGCTTTCTCGGTGGCACAGCCAAGCCCTGTTGACTTCATAAGCTTGTCCGCCGCCTGGTCGAGCAGCTCGCCCCTGTGGGCAAGGATAAGCACACGCTTACCCTGCCGCACACATTCTTCCGTAACAGCCGAGAAAAGTATTGTCTTTCCCGTTCCTGTGGGCAGAACTGCAAGGACTTTATTTATTCCCTCAGACCATTGTTCGAGTATAGCAAGCTTAGCCTCGTTTTGATATGGTCTTAAATTCATCATCAGAACGCACCGGCTTTCCAGCCACCTGTCTGAGCAGGCTGACTATACTGCGGCGTCTGCGTCTGAGCAGGCTGAACGGTAGTCACATTCTCGTCATAGGCATAGAGCTTCTTTATCTTGTTGGACTGCCTATCCTCACCGTCCTTGTTCTTGTAGTTGTCAACGTAGACGTGACACTTGCCCTTTTTGCCTGTGATAGCGTTCCAGTTCATTTTCAGCGGTTCACCGTGCTTTTTAAGTCCCAGTGCCAAGAAAAGTGCTGAGAGCTTCCACTCAAACTTGTTGCAGAGGAAGAAGTTCTCTGTTATCTCCACGCTGTCCTCTGCACCCCAAATGGTGAATGTGACCTTTGCCATATTGCAGGGCGGCACTTTTGCCGACCCCTCGTGTCTTGCACGTTCGTACTTTGCAACGGTGAAGTCATAGTCCCCCTCAGGGAGCAGGACAAAGTCCCCACCCTCGTTGACTATCTCATCTTCCCAGCCGTATTCCATAAAATTATCCATAGTGTTGTCCTCCTTTTAAAATGGTACTTTCTGATTTTCCCTGATAAGCGGCAGCATTTGCTCCCAAGCACCTATCAGACAGCCCTGCACGAAGTCGTCAGGATAGTTGGTAATAGGGGTATCATAAGGGAAATAGTTTCTCTGAGATACCACAAGACGTATATCCGATTCGCTTACGTTGTTGGCTCTCATAAGGTCTGCAAGTGCTTTCGGTATGCCCTCAGGGATAACGATAGGCGGTGGTGCAACGTCCTCAAAGCCGCTGAGATCAGTAAGAGGTTCTTCTGCCTTTGGTGCAGCTGTTGGCTGAGCCTGCTGCAATGTCACTGCGTTTGATGTCTTATGAGGTGGCTGCGGTGCTGCTTTCGGCTGTGCAAGCTGCTCTTGCACACGTCTTGGCATCGGCACAGGCTTAGGCATTTCAGCAGGCTGTGTATACGCAAACAGGTGAGCTATGCCACTATACTCAAAAGGCATTTCAGACGGAAGTCCGTCACGATTTTTAGCGTCCCAGCAAGGGTGATGTGTGGTGTACATAACACGGTCACCGCCCTGAGCCTTGAACTTCTTGCCGTCCTTATCCACAGCTACTGCATATGTTTTGTAGTTTGCAAACAGCACCATATCTGCCCATTCTTTCACAAGAGGCGATATCTGAGAAGAAGTTTTCTTGCCGAGTTTCAGTTCCCAGCGGTCATAAGCGCCCAGCTCGTCAGGCTGTTCAAACTTTCTCATCTGAGCGTGAGCCGTGAGCACAACGTTGATACCGCTGTCAACTACCTCCTGCAAGAGATTAAGAAACTTGCCTATCTCCTCTTTTTCGTAAACATAGCCGTTGCCGTAGCCGAAATCTTCAATGCCTTTCTTCTGATGAGCCGAGCAGATAGCTTCAATGCAAAGCTGTTCAGCCCAATCAAATGTATCAATGACAAGGGTCTTGCAGAGCCTGCCGTTCATAGCTTCCTTTACCTCGTTTTTGAGCATTTCCCAGCTTGTTGGCTTAGGGAAACGTCTGATGTTCAGCTTCTTTGTACTGCCCTCAGTATCAATAAATACAGGGTCGGGGAACTGAGCCGCAAAGGTGGATTTGCCTATGCCCTCAGGACCATATATCACGACTTTCTGTGCGGAGCTTACAACTCCTGATGTTATCTCATACATTAAAATGCACCTGCTTTCCAAGTTTTCGTTTCTGTGTTTTCTTCCTTATCATTGTCCATTGACCTGCCGTCTTCGATAATGATACTGCACTCGTCACCTGTGGAAACTCTTGTGGCTATCGCCTGCAAGCCCTGTGCTTCAAGCCACTTGCCGAAGTCATCAAGGGTGTCGGTATCCATTTGTTCAAGCTTGTCCAGCAGGACAAAGCCGCAGTCAGGGTTGAGCTTTCTCACGATAGAGGTAGCGACGATAAGCTGTTCAGCACCGCTTATACTGTCCCACTTATGCCCGTTATACAGCAGCTCTCCGTCCTCAACTGAAAGCCCCTCAAGGGGCAGGTCGGCATTTTTGAGCAAGTCAGTTTTAGCCTGCCTTACGCCCTCTATCTGCTCAGTAAGATATGTATACTGTGAGCGGTAGTCCTCAGCATCTATCTCAGCTTTCTCTCTGTCGAGGTTTGCTCTTATCTTCTTGTTCAGCTCCTCGATATCCGAGATATTCTTTTCAAGCTCCGCTGTGCTTTCGTCAACAAGGTCCTGTGCGTCAAGGCTTGCAAGCTTGAAGTTGTTCGCTGCCGCTTCATAGCTTGCTTTTGCACGTTCATAGGCAGACTTAGCAATCTCCAACTGCTTTTCGTAGTATTCTTTCTGGTCACGCTTACGCTGATTTTCACCATTGCGAGCAAGTATATCCTGTTGCTGTCTGATAAGCTCCGAAGCCGAAACAGGCTCGGCAGGGACGTTTGCGTACACAGGCATTTCCTTTGCGAACTTAGACTTCTGGTCAGCTATTCTGCCGATAGCGGTACGCTGGTCATAGAGGGAATGTTCCTTATGCTCAAGCTGATAGAGCGTATCGCCCACGCCGATTATTTTCAGCAGAGTTGAAGCTTTTTCCTTGCTCGACTGATTTATGAACTTAGGCAGGTCAAGTGCGAACTGTTCAACGAAGCTGTTCAAAAGCTGTTGACCGCCTTTTTTGCCTGTGCTGTCGGTGACTTTGAGGGAGCTGTTCTTGCCCGAACGCTCCACTACTATACCGTTGTCGAGGGTGATCTTCAAGTGCGGTTCGACAACAGACCCCTCACGCTGAGGAGAGGACGGCTTATACTTGTCACCACCAAGCGCCCAAGCGATAGCGTCAAGGACAGAGGTCTTGCCCTGCCTGTTCTTACCGCCGATAACAGTAAGCCCATTCTTTGCAGGCTCAAGCTGCACGGCTTTTATCTTCTTTACGTTCTCAAATTCAAGTGAGTTTATTTTTACTGACATTTTAGTTCTCTCCTCTCATATTTTCAAGCTTATCCCTTGTGCTGCATATCTTTCCATACGCCTCGCCAATGTTAAAGGCTCTATGTTCTCGCTCAGACATTACTTCGTAGATATCAATTATATCTCCACAGGCTTCATCTATGGTATCATATGCTTGACAAATCTGCTCTTTTGTGCTATCATCAAGGTGTGTTGAATTGATATTTTTCAATATCTCTGAGCTTGTGCTGTTGGCAGACAGTGCAGGCTCGTTTTCTTTTATGTAACGGGTAAAATATACGCCGCATTTATAAAATCTTTTACCAAGCGAACATTGTGTGCAGTTCATATTTCCGTCAGTGCAAACCTCCACCGCCTTTTCAAACTCCTCTTTCGTTATCATCGTTATCCTCCTCTTTCTCAAAACCTTTCTCCCAGTGCCTATCCGCCACGCTCAGCACAAGATACATCACTACATCTATCCCTGCAAGCACGGCTACTGTTATCAGCAGTATTCCTACAATGTTCATTACCACTTTCCTTTCATTTCAACTTCGACCTTGACCACGGGTCTGCCTGCTTCTCTCACCGCACGCTTTATGCTCTTCTCTGCTTCCTCGTAGGCAGTTTCTTTTACGCTTACATACCACCTGTACGCAACATACATTGCAAGCACCACCAAGAGCGCTACCGCTGCGGCACATCTGATTATCTCTAGTACGGCTATCATTTTCTCACGTCCTTTCCGTAAAGCGTGCGGAGTTTTTTAAGCCTTTTCTCGAAGTTGTCGATATCAATGCCCCACACCTCGTAGGCTATCTCGGTATTGACCGAGTGTGGCATCCATGACTTCACACCACGCTTTTCCATTTCTTCCTTAACAGCTTTCTTGATCTTGATAGTCTGCGTTTCACCTGTGCTGAACAGCTCCTTGATATCCGCATTGGTTATTTCGGGCTTTTCATAGTACAGCCGCACTGCCATTTCAATGTCAGGTGACCTCATTTTTATTCCTCCTCGTTTTATATTTTGTTGCTGTTGGGTAGTATTATTGTCCGTCATCGTCTGTCAGCTCAAAAAGCAGCTTGCCTGTCAAAGACCAATACTGCGTGACCTCTCGATATGGGTCATTTTCTTTTCCTGAGCCTTTAAGTGCTTTTGTGACAATGACCTGTCTTGTCATTGCACTGTCGCAGCCCCTCAATTCAATGTTGTTTGTCATTGGTTCACCTTCTTTTTCTGTCTTATTACTGTTGATTTTGTACTTACCGTTGCTGTACACGATCTCTACACCGAGTACATCTGCAATGTTTTCAGCAACACGCCTGCTATCAGTTGTGCCGCACATAAATGCTTTTATTGTACTTTCCTTTACACCTGATTTCTCAGCTATTTGAGCATACGTTAAGCACTTTGATTTCGCAATCATTTTGACTTTTGCTTAAAATCATCAAACATAATTTGTCACCCCTTTCTGTCCGTTTTAGTAAGATAACTATCTTTAGTACTTACATATTGACTTTTAACACTACATATGGTACAATACAAGCATACCACTATGAAATGAGGTGGTATGTAATGAATACTCGTCAGACGAGCAAGTCTGTTGCAAGCAAGGCTTCCAAAATACTTTCTAATCCAAAATCAACAAAGACTCAGAAAAGTGTTGCAGCCAGTGCTCTTACTCAGACAAAGACAGGCAAGAAAGGTAGATAAGCCTGTCTAAAAATTTTGGAGAGGGTGGAACATTTCGCAGATGTTTCACCCTTTATCTTTTAAACAGTTCCTCTATTGGAACATCTGGAAAAAACTTTTGCTGTATAGCTATTGCCTGCTCCAGTGAAAAGCTTGCGTTTCTCCTGCCGTGAAGTTTGACCGACAGCGTACACTTAGCTATGCCAAGCTCTTTTTGGATAGCTTTATGCTTTATCTCACGCTTGCTTATTTCTTCAAGTAAACGTGTATATGGTTTGTTCACTTTTCTAACCCCCTCTTTAATCACTTGTTGCATTATGCAACTTACTGAGTAAAAAAATATTTGCCGAACTCTCCAGCATCAATGTGGAGCAAGTGTGACAGTTTCTCAGCCTCGTCCAAGTCAAACGGACGAACATTGTTTATTTTCTGATTAGCTGTAGGTTGAGCTATGTTTAAACAATGTGCAACGTCAGCTTGGGTCAGTTCAAGCTCCTTCATTCTACCCTTGATCTTGTTCGTGTTTACCATATGCCAGCCTCCTTTCTTGTTGCATTATGCAACTTACTGCATTATCATAATAGCACATAACTTTTCACTTGTCAATAGCATTTTGCAACATTTTTTTATTTTTTTCAAAAAAGCTATTGCATTATGCAATTTAATGTGATATAATCATTATAACGAAAGCAGGTGAGCAAGATTTGAATACCGTAGAAATTGGAAATAGAATAAAAGCTGCAAGAGAAGAAAAAGGACTTACACAAGAAAAACTTGGTATCCGTCTTGGATTGAATAAATCAACTATCCAAAGATATGAGGCAGGAAAAATTCTCAGAATAAAATTACCTGTTCTTGAATCAATCGCTATTGAGTTGAATGTTAATCCTGAATATCTTGCATTAAAAACTGATGATCCTAGCCCTAAACATTCTTCTCATATTATAGACTCTAACGCAACCATACTCCCGCAAGACAACGTACATATAATACCTATATATGAGAGCGTGTCGGCTGGGTTTGGTGCTTATGCTGACGATTATGTTGTAGGCTATATGCCGCTTTATATCGTCAGCGAGGAAGAAGCTAAGAATACAATGTGCATTGTCGTTTCGGGGGACAGTATGTATCCGAAGATAGAGAACGGCGACAAGATACAAGTATTAAAGCAGGATTGGGCTGAGGACGGACAGGTAGTTGTTGCCCTTATCGACGGTGAAAACGGCGTTGTGAAGAAAATCAAGTATTCTGATGACAAGATAACCCTTGTATCATTCAATCCCGAATATCAGCCGAGAGAGTTTGTCGGTGCAGAAAGAGACCGCATAAGAATACTCGGCATTGTAAAAACAGTTATAAAATCCTTATAATAAAAAAAATCCCGTTGGCACCGCAAATACCAACGAGATCAAAATAGCAAGATTCCTCCTGTTATCTCAAATATATTATAACACCGATTTCTGATGTTGTAAAGTTTTTCAATAAAAAGTTTATAATTGTCGGTTTTTAAGTTATTAGGAGGAGAAATATATGAAAGAAAGAAAAAAGTGTCCTGTTATTGTTTTGTGCCTGATATTTGCCTTTTCAATATTCATTATTCCGTTTATTGTCGGCATTGTGCTTTATATAAGAAATGTAAGTATCGATAAAGAGTATGCTAAAAAGCAAAATGGTATTAAAAGCGACCTTGAAAATGAAATATTAGACTTAACGCAAAAGAAAGAACAATGTCAAGTCGATTACGACCAGATATGCAATACAAAAGAAAATATGCTGTTCCAAATGCGACAGCAGGCAAAAGCTGACGCAGAAAAAGAACTTGAAGACAAGCTTCAAGAAGCTCGCAACACACTTGAACGTCTTGGCGCTGACATTGAGTTAAAAGAAATGCTCTTGGCGGATAAGAATGCTGAGTATGAAAAGAGCTGTAAGACTGTTGAGAACAACGCAAATAAAGTTGAAAAGCTCAAAAACATCTATAAGAGCTTCCAATATGCTATCAAGGCATATGAAGAAGGCTCTGATTCTCACCTTGATGAAGCACTTATTGATATGGCAGATGAGACCCTTTCACCAATAATCGAAATGAAGCTTAACTGTATGAATGTTAAACAGCTCAAAAAGCGTTATAATGATATGCAGAGAAGTATTCAAGAAGAGTTTAAGCGATATGAGGGCAGGTATAATACAAAAGCCAATATCGCTATTTACAAGCTTATGGTCATAGCTCTTGAAGCAGAACTTCAAAATGTTTTATATTCATTGAAGTATGGAAAGCTTGAAGATTCCGTTGAAGCGGTCAAAAACATTACCGCACGTTATCTCACTATCGCCGTTGACGGCAACCAAAACATTGCACCAACAATGAAAAAGTTCATCGGCGAAATAGAATATTTGTTTATAGAAACTGTAAAAGTTGAATATGAATACTATATGCAAAAAGAACGTATCAAGGAAGAACAGCGTGCTATAAAAGAGCAGATGAAGCAGGAAGCTGCCGAACGCAAGGCTTTGGAAGAACAGCGTAAGAAAGTCGAAAAGGAAGAATCCAAATATCAGAATGAGATAAATTCCGTAACCGAGCAAATGTCAAACTGTGCTGATAACGAACAGCTCAAAAAACTTGAACAGCGTATCAAAGAGTTACAAGAGCAAATGGCTGCTGTGCAGGAGAAGAAAGAGAAGATCACACAGTTGCAAAACGGCAAAGCAGGCTTTGTATATGTTATATCAAATCTTGGCTCATTCGGTGAGAATGTGTTCAAGGTCGGTATGACAAGGAGAGAAAATCCTATTGACAGAGTAAAAGAGCTTGGTGACGCAAGCGTACCATTCTCATTTGATGTACATAGCTTTATCTTCACAGACGACGCAGTAACGCTTGAATCTACACTTCACAAAGAACTCAATGACCGCAGAGTGAATAAGATAAACTCCCGAAAAGAGTTCTTCAATGTAACTCTTGACGAAATAGAGGCTCTTGTGTATAAATATCAGCCGACCGCTGAATTTAACAGAACAATGCTTGCAGAAGAATATCGTCAAGGATTGTCCATGACAGAGGCACTTCCCGAAGTGTCAGATTTCAACTCAACTGATGATATAGACGAATAAGTAAATAAAAAAATCTCGCCCCCAAGTGCTACCAACACTCAGAGGCGAGCAGAGCGGATACTACCAATATCAGCTCGATTCAAATTCACACCCAAACCCGTTAAGAAAGGGCGAATTTTGCCCTTTTATTGTAGCACACTTTCGAGGAAGTGTCAAGAATAGGAGGAATATTTATGCCGATCTACAAAATGACGGACAAGAACGGAAAGAACATCAGAAAAGACGGTCTGCAAAAATATCGTGTGCGTGTCAATTATACGGACAGTTTTGGAAAGTCTCATCAGATAGACCGTGTGGCGTTCGGTGCAGAGACGGCTAAGCAGCTTGAACTCCAGCTTACACAAAAGCTCAATGATAAAGAGATAGCTCCAAAAATGACTATCGGACAGCTATTCACGGAGTACATCACCGCCAAGCGTTCAGAGGTCCGTGAAACATCACTGGACAAATCCCTGAGAATACTGAAAAAGAACGTCCTGCCCACCTTTGAAAGCGTTAGGATAGATAATCTGAACGTACCAATGGTGCAGAAATGGAAACAGGAGCTGTCAGAACAAGGATTGGCTATCGTCACTCGAAAGAACATTTACGGCGAATTTCGTGCCATGATGAACTATGCTGTGAAAATGGAATACATTCCGAAAAATCCTGTTATCACCGCAGGCAACTTCAAAGCGCCCCTTGAAGCCAAGAAAGAAATGCTTTTCTACACGCCTGACGAGTTCAAGAAATACATATCGGCAGCTAAGAATTACGCTCAGGAAGCAGAGGACGGCGGCTCAATGTACGAATGGAACTACTATGTATTTTTCAACATAGCATTTTACATGGGTATGCGAAAAGGCGAGATATACGCTCTGCAATGGACGGATATAAAAGACAGCTACATATCTATCACCAAGAGCATTGCTCAGAAGCTCAAAGGCGGTGATCGTATCACGCCGCCAAAGAACAAGCCAAGCATACGTACGATACAGATACCAGAGCCGTTAAGAGCAGTGCTGTCAGAACATTACGAACGCTGTAAGAAAGCAGTGCCAAAGTTCAGCGATGATATGTACATCTGCGGCGGTGAGCGTCCTATCCGTGACACGTCCCTTGAAAAGACAAATAAGAAGTTTGCAGACTTGGCAGGTGTCAAACGTATCCGTATTCATGACTTCCGTCACAGCCACGCTTCCCTGCTCGCCAATGAGGGCATAAACATTCAGGAGATAGCACGGCGTTTAGGTCACTCCAACATATCAATGACATGGAACACCTACTCGCACCTCTACCCACGAGAGGAAGAACGTGCGGTGAAGATATTGAACACAATCGTGTAAAAATCGTGTATACAAAAGAAAACCACCGTAAATACGGTGGTTTTTGTTCGTTTGGCGGAGATGGAGAGATTTGAACTCTCGCTACGGTTTTGCCGTACTACCGCATTTCGAGTGCGGACCCTTCAGCCACTTGGGTACATCTCCTTGTGTCAACTATACTATTATACAAGTAATCACAAAAAAAGTCAAGCCCTTTGTGCAAATTTAAGCACAAAGAGCTTGTCCATTATCTATTGCTGAGCACGCCTCTGCATCTCCTTAACATATGCAAGCGTTTCAGGAGTGTAACCTACCATTGCATTGGGACAACATTGGGAAAGCAATTGCATAAGCCCCATGGCGGTGTCCTTGCCCTTGGCATATACGTTAAAACGCAGTACATTCTTCTTGTGCTTCGTGCAGACGATTATCTCGTTGGTGTAGCTGATGAAATTCATACTCGCTGTGTGCTGGTAAATGCCGTAGGCTTCCTCTCGCCAGCACATCTGAAATGGCACTTTCTTGTTGGCAAGCACCCTGTCGGATACGATAATATAATCGTCCTGATATTGTATGTTGGCGTAAAGCTCGTCAGCCTGCTGTAAAAGATCGGGATTGGCTTTGAATATGCCGCTCTTTTCAGGGTGCGTCCTCCGTGACGTACCAAATATAAGAAATATAACACCGGGCGTAAGCGCAAAAAGTCCAAGTATCAATACGCTGTATTCACCGGCTACTACCGCCGCAAATGAGATAAATCCACCCATTAGCGTGAGTATCACACCGCCAACTATCATTGCTATCATTCTTTTTCGTATGTTGGCAAATACTACTTCTCGTCCCATTTTCGTTACCCCTCTTTACTTTTTTATCCGTGATTCTGCTTTGCCACAAGGCTCTCGCCGCAGTATATCTTCCTGAGCTTCGGCTTCTCTATCTTGCCCGTCGGGTTTCTCGGTATGTCTGCAAAAATTATCTTGTGCGGACGCTTGTATCTCGGAAGCTTCTGGCAGAACGCCATTATCTCTTCCTCTGTGCATGGGTGGTCTGGCTTTAGTTCGATTATTGCCGCCGCTATCTCGCCCAAACGCTGGTCAGGCAATCCAATTACTGCCACGTCCCTGATAGCGTCGTGACTTCTCAAAAAGTCTTCTATCTGTACAGGGTAAAGATTTTCTCCACCACTTATAATAACGTCCTTTTTGCGGTCAACAAGGTAAATAAATCCGTCCTCGTCCTCCTGAGCCATGTCGCCAGTGAAAAGCCAGCCGTCTTTAAGAGTTTCAGCTGTCGCCTTTGGATCTCTGTAGTAGCAGGTCATAACGCCAGGACCTTTTACGCAAAGCTCGCCAACTTCGCCACGCTTTACAGTGTTGCCCTTATCATCAACTATCTTGACCTTCCAGCCAAAGCCTGCCTTGCCTATTGCGCCTACCTTGTCAATGTTATCCACACCAAGGTGTACACAGCCAGGACCTATAGATTCGCTAAGGCCATAGTTAGTGTCATATTTGTGGTTAGGAAAAACCTTTTTCCAACGTGCAATAAGTGACGGCGGAACAGGCTGTGCGCCTATGTGCATAAGCCTCCACTGTGAAAGCTCATACTTTGAAAGTGTCACCTCGCCGCTGTCGATAGCGTCAAGGATATCCTGCGCCCAAGGCACAAGAAGCCATACGATAGTACACTTTTCCCTTGATACAGTATCAAGTATAAATTCAGGCTTCACGCCCTTGAGAAGCACCGCCTTGCCCCCTGAGATAAGGCTTCCGAACCAGTGCATCTTCGCACCTGTGTGATAAAGGGGAGGGATACAAAGGAATACATCGTCCTTGGTCTGACCGTGATGATTCTGTTCAACTCTTGCGGCGTGCATAAGGCTCTCGTGATTGTGCAGGATAGCCTTAGGGAAGCCAGTTGTGCCTGACGAGAAGTAGATAGCCGCATCGTCCTCGTCAGTAAGCTCTATGTACGGAGTAGTGCTTGCACAGTTTGCAGTGAGTCTGTCATAATGCTCTGCAAATGACGGACAGTTCTCGCCAACATAAAAAAGAAGTCTGTTCTTGCTTATCTCATCAGCTATCTCCTCAACTCTGCCGATAAATTCAGGACCAAATACAAGAATATCCACCTCGGCAAGGTCAAGACAGTATTTTATCTCCTCTGGAGTGTATCTGAAATTCAGCGGCACTGCAAGCGCACCCGTCTTGAGGATACCAAAATAAATAGGCAGCCATTCAAGACAGTTCATAAGCAGGATACCCACCTTGTCACCCTTTTTTACCCCACGGGATAAAAGCAGATTGGCAAAGCGGTTAGCCTTTTCGTTGAAAACGCTCCATGTTATCTCACGGCGATAATGACAGACTGGGTTAGGCTCGATAAGCTCATATTCCTTCCAAGTCACACGTCTGGTTTCTCTAATTTCAGGATTGACCTCTACCAGAGCAACATCGTTTCCGAACTCTCTTGCGTTGCGCTCCAGTATCTCGGTTATAGGCATACAAAAACTTCCTTTCATAATTAAAAGCTTGAAAGCTAGAAAACTTAAAAGCTTAAAAGTATTCACAAACATATATGTTATTATTTTATCATATGATGACAAAAAAGTAAAGAGATTTAAAACAGAATAAGTGACAAAGTGAAAGATAAATAATTGTGGAGTTTTTACAGAAGAAAAGTGTTTGCCCCTACCTGAATTTGAGCGAATACCGTCAAAAAGATAACCGCCAAAAAAAGACAGCCCCACATGGGAGCTGTCCCTTAACTTAAAAAGTGTACCGTTTCAGATCTTATTCTTCTGCCTTTTCTTCCTCTTTGCTCGCCTCTGCCGCCTGCTGTGCCTTGAGAAGATCCCTGATCTCTGTAAGAAGCACTATGTCCACCGGTGGCTCTGCAGGCTTTTCAGGCTCTTCATGCTTGCCAAGTGACGCAAGCTTGTTTATGACCTTCATTATTACAAAAATAACGAACGCCATGATTATGAAGTTGATCACTGCCGTCAGAAATGCGCCGTAGTTTATGTACTGATTTCCAAGCAAATGTATCTTGCCCTCTACGTCAGCACCGCCTATACAGCCTATTATCGGGTTGATAAAATTCTCCGTAAATGACGTCACGATACCCTGAAACGCAGCACCTATGATAACGCCCACTGCCAAGTCCATGACGTTTCCTTTGAGAGCAAATGCCTTGAACTCATTTACAAACTTCTTGATAAATCCTTTTTTCTTCTCTTCCATAACGGTTACGACCTTTCGTTTTTTGTTCCGAGCCACGCTCTTATGGTCATTTTATCACATATTTTGACCATTTTCAATATTTTTTCTACAAAATCGTACGGTTTTACGTCGTTTTGCCCATATATGTTAATACGCTGTAAATGCTTTGTAAACAAATATGAAAAGGTATTGCATTTCTCGAAATGGTGTGCTATAATGATTAAGCTGTTTGAGTGAGGGACATGACGATGGGATATAGCCAAGAGGTAAGGCAGCGGACTTTGACTCCGTCATTCCGATGGTTCGAATCCATCTATCCCAACCAAAAACAAGCTAAATCGAACAAACATTGGGGTGTCGCCAAGTGGTAAGGCAACGGACTCTGACTCCGTCATTCCGAAGGTTCGAATCCTTCCACCCCAGCCATATTGGTGGAACAAAAAAGATGCACCAGCCGAAAAGCCCGTAAATACGGGCTTTTTTCATGCTTTTTAACCGGAAATTTTAAGGTGAAAACCGTGGATGCTTTTTCACGATTTTAGCCGACCGGAAGGATTTGAACGCTACACAACGAAATATTGTCAAACAAATCGGCAGGCTTTGAGCAAATTTCGCTCTTAACTTGCCGATTATTTATGAAAAAACTTTCACAAACTTTTCAAGACTGTTTTGTCTAATATCACGAAATGTGATAAATGACAAAACGGTCTTTTTTTATTTCTCAAGGAAGGACGTGATACGCGTGTGGCAGCTATACTATTAAAATGGAAAATAAAACAAAGGAGGAAATCAATGAACAACAAACTTATAATCAACACAAATCTGCTTCGCAAAGAATCGGAATTCAAAACGTATACTTGCGTGGTGGAAAAAGCTGTGCCTGTTCCGACCGAAGAATTTGAGAGGCTGAAACACACTCCGATGTGCAATAACGATCTCATAAGTGAAAACCTTAACAGTATGTGGTACGGCAACGGCGTACACCATTGTCTGCTGATCTACGACAAGCAACAGGGCGACGGCTTGTTAATAGAGTCTGAGGGTGCTCCCTATGCAAGATATGCCCAGTATATTCCAAACGCCAAACTGTTGTACGAAAATCATATGCAGAATCATTTACAGGAATTAAAATTTTACTGTCCGCTTGAAATCAACAGAGAACCGGAATGCCGGTATGACGAGGAATACGAAAAAATCTCGTCCTATGAGGCTTCTGCTTACAAATCGGAGATAAACCGATTTATTGAGGATTTTACAATGCCCGAGGAGAAAGAACGGGGTCTCATGAACTGGTATGGCAAGGGCAATTCAGTCGACCAAAAGGTACGCTCGGCATTTATGTCTGTCGAGGAGCGCGACGGAGAGCTTGTTGGCGTTATTACGGCTCAGATTTACGGTCAGCTTACAGATGAAGAGCTTGAAGAATTCCGCTCGTACTGCGAGGGACAACTTTCAGACGGCGTTGGGGAGTCTCTTGAACAGCGGCCGATAAAAACTCCCGACGGCGATATTTATGTCAGCTTCTGGAATTCAGATGACAACTGGAGCTTGCAGACGGAGGAAGAAATAAACAGCATTCAGTCAGAAGATTTGACCGATGAACCCGATATTGGAATGACAATGTGAGGTACGCATGGTATACAATGAAAAGAAAGTTGAGTTGCTTAGACAGAGGTATCCCGAGGGTACTCGGATTTGTCTTGACCACATGGAGGACTTATGTCCTGTGGAAAGCGGCACCAATGGAACTATTATTGGAGTCGACGATATCGGCTCAGTCATGGTTAAGTGGGATAACGGCAGAACTTTGAATCTTCTGCCCGATGAAGATAAATTTCATACGATCAAGCATGAACAAACTCAGTCAGACGAACAAACAGAAGAAAATACGGAAAATGAAGAAATCGCAGAAATCGAGGAATTATCGGAAGAACCGGAAATGGATATGTCCATGTAGGACTTGAAATACGGCGGTTTATGTGATATAATGTACAAGATAAAATTCTGAGAGGAATACGTTCATGAGTAAAAACAGTAAGATCTGCCCGAACTGCGGCAGAAAAATGAAACAGCAGTTTATCGGATTACAGCATTGTAAGTGCGGTATAAGCTGGAAACATGATATGGGTTACTTTGAACGCACAAACGATATGGTATTCGCTTTGCAGCGTGTTAAAATCGGCAAGAAGGTAAAGCAAATGCCCATTATACGAATAAAAGAGCGAAAGGAAAATGAATATGCCGAATAAGCCGCTCCTTGACCGAGCCTTATACAAAAAAATTAAAGCTATGGACCGTGAAACAATGGACAATTTCATTCAGAATATATATCAGACAGGAAAAGACGACGTACACGCCACAGAAGTCGACTTCGACAAGCTGCGTGAAGATATATCCAAGATCAAGGGTATCGGAGAAAGCCGATTGAATGAAATAATGGCTGTGATCGAAAGTCATATAGGAGCTGACTCCGAATAATACAATTAAATATCGCAGAACTGCCGTTAAATGAGAGATCATTTAGCGGTTTTTTTATTGTCAAAATCAGAAAGGGGCGCTTTGAATGATACGAGTATTCGACGCATTTTCAGGCATCGGAGGCTTCCGATCTGCTCTGGAAAGAGTCGGAGAATTTGAAATTGTGGGGTGGTGCGAGATTGACAGATTTGCGCAGAAAGCCTACAAAGCACTGTACGATACCGGAGGTGAACAATTTTATGAAAATATCAGAGATATTGACGTCGGAAAACTTGCAGACTTTGATCTCCTTATTGGAGGTTTCCCCTGCCAGCCGTTCTCGGTCTGCGGAGCAAGAAAAGGCTTTGCCGACGAGCGAGGAGATCTGTTCTTTGAGCTTGCCCGACTGCTTGAAGCGAAAAGACCTAAGTATTTTTGCTTTGAAAACGTACCCGGTCTCATGGGGATTGACTCGGGAAAAACTTTTGCAAAAATCATTGAAACGCTTTCTCAACTGGGGTATTGCGTGGAATGGCGTGTGTATAACAGCGCCGATTACCTTCCCCAAGTCAGAAAAAGAGTTTACATTGCAGGATGTCTTGGAATCGACTGTTCCGGAAAAATACTGGCTTTCGGAAAAAGCGACAGCCAGAATTGCCGGAAAACTGAACAAATCATAGGCGGAAGTCAAGGCACGAGAGTTTATGATCCCGATGGACTTGCGGTGACGCAGTGCAGCGGTTCGGGCGGTATGGGCGGAAAAACAGGTCTGTACTTTATTGACAGCAATCCTCCACCTAATCTCACAGAAAATGCAAGATGTATAACCGCAAGGCAGAACAGCGGAGTAAGTCATCACAAAGGTGAACACTCCGCTGTTTTTTGTGATCTGAACGAAAATCCGCAGATTACGGAAAACGCCCGATGTCTGCATACAAGAATGGACTTGGGGGTAACAAACGGAACTCATAAAGGAGAAAGATCGGGAGTTCTGATTGAGGACGGACCGAGAGCAATTATCAATCCGTTTAAGGAAACTACCCGTCAAAACGGCAGACGAATAAAAAATCCCAACGAACCGATGTTTACGCTTACGGTAACCGATCGACACGGGATTGTCCACCATGGACGGATAAGACGCCTTATGCCAATTGAGGCATGGCGGCTGCAGGGTTTTACAACAGAGCAATTCGAAAAAGTTGCGGCAACGGGGATGTCCGACGCACAGCTCTACAAACAAGCCGGAAATGCCGTAAGCGTACCCGTTGTTGAAGAAATTGCGAGAAATTTATTGAAATTTGATGAGGAGATAAATTAAATGAATAATATGATCAAGATTTTCAAAAATGAGGAATTTGGTTCTCTCAGAATTTTAAAGGATGATAACGGCAGAATTATGTTCTGCGGCAAGGACGTGGCTTCTGCATTGGGCTACAGCAATACAAAAGACGCAATAAAGCGGCATTGCAGGTGGGGCGTGAAACACGACCTACCTCATCCGCAGTCTCCAAGTAAAACTATTAAGATGATTTTTATTCCTGAGGGAGATGTTTACAGACTTGTTGCACACAGCAAGCTGCCGAGAGCTGCGGAATTTGAGTCGTGGATTTTTGATAAAATTCTGCCTCAGATCAATCAAACAGGCGGCTACGTCAGCAACGAGCAAATGTTCATAGAAAACTATCTTCCGTTTCTCGACGAGCCGTACCGCAATCTGTTCCGTTTGCAGATGATGGCTATCAACAAGCTGAACGAGCGGATACGTCACGACCAACCGTTAGTGGAGTTTGCGAATCAGGTTGCAAATACCGATAATCTCATCGACATGAACGCTATGGCAAAATTGGCAAGAGCCGAAAATATCCCTGTCGGAAGAAACAAGCTCTACGGCTGGCTTAAGAGTATGAGAGTGCTTATGGCGAATAATCTCCCCTATCAGGCGTTTATCGACCGAGGATATTTTGCGGTAAAGGAGTCGGTGTTTGAAACTCCGACTATGACCAAGACCTATCAGCAGACGTTTGTGACGGGAAAGGGTCAGCATTTCGTCATAAATCTGCTGAAAAAATATTACGGGAAGGAGGTTTTGCAATA